CATCATGAGTTTTTTTAAACAGTTTCCAAAAGTAAAATATGATTTTAATCGTCAAGGTATATCTCAAAATATGACTGATATTTTTAGAAGTGTAAGACCATTACCTTCTTTTATTGATAATTATTCGGCATATAAATTATATGAAATAAAAAATGGTGAAAGACCTGATATTGTTTCTGGTCGATTATATGGAACATCACAATATTATTGGACATTTTTTGTTATAAATGATTTTTTACATGATGGTACTCGGTCATGGCCAATGAGTCAAGAAGATTTGCAAGCATATATGGCAAAAGAATATGAAGGTTATGTTATTGAAACAAATCCTAAAATAACAAATAATTTTGAAAATAGTTTAGCAGGAAGATTTCAATTAGGTGAAACTTTAACAGGTTCAGTTACTAATGCATCAGGCACACTTACTAGAAAAATAACAGATTTAAGTCAATTAGTAATACAAAATGTTACAGGTGCTTATATTGGTAGCGCAACTGGAGCAAAAGAATTAATCACTGGTGCAACAACTGAAGATTCAGTTTCAACTTATAATGTATACAAATATTTAGATGCACCATATTATTATTATGAAACAGGTGATTCAAATAAAAAACCAGTTACAAATGCTGACCATATCACAGGTGGTAAAGATGCTTATACATTATCATATGTTACGAATAGAGAACATTTAGAAGCTACAAATGACCAGAATTCTTTTATAAGATATGTTGACCCAGAATATATAAATCAATTTACTACAACCTTTGAAGAATTAATTAATGAGTAATGTTAATACGACAAGTAATTCTATAGCTGTATCTCCAAAAGGATATGCTATTTTACAATGTAAATTAACTACTAATAAAAATACTGTAGTGGATTTATTTCAAATAGTACAAGATGTAAAAATAAATGAAAGCTTATATCAATCTGGAATAACAGTAGATATTTTTATTTTAGATGCTTTAAATCTATTTAATGAATTAAATATTGCTGGTAATGAAAAAATTAGATTAACTATAGGTAGACAAGAGCCTGGTAATATTAAAAAGTTTTTTGATTTAAATTTACATATTGCTGAAATAAAAGATTATTCTACACCAACACCATCATCTAAAGCATATACATTACAGTGTGTATCAAAGCATATTTATTTAAATAATTCAAAAATTCTAAGAAGAGAATTTAAAAACAATGCTTCAAGATTAATAAAAGACATTGTAACAAGAGACTTGAGTTCAAAGTTAAAAGTATCGAACAAAAATAATAGTAAGGACGTAATCAATGGAATATATCCGAGAATAAGTCCATTACAAGCAATAAGCTGGTTATTAAGAAATAGTTTTGATAACGGTACTCCATTTTATTTTTATGAAACTGCAAAAGATGGTTTAGTATTAAATTCATATAATCAAATTAGAAATGATTTTAAAGAAAAAGCTTATAAAGAATATAATAATTATCCATTTTATAAATCAAGTGCTTTAGACGGTAAAGATGGAGAAGCTGTTTTTGATGAAGAATCTAAAAAAATTATGAAATTAGTTTCACAAATTAATTTATCTAAACATGCAGCATCTTTAAAAGGTGCATTTAGAGCACAATTAAATACTATTGACATCAGTACTAAAACATTAGATACCGCAAATTGGAAATATGAAAAATCAGATGGATTTACGATGAATACATATCCACCAATTTCTGATAAAATGAAAATAGATGATAAAGGAATATTAAAAGATTTTCAAGATTCAAAACAATATTATGTTTCATTGAACTCTAAAGCTTTTGATAAACAAAACGAAAGTGTATTAGATGATAGTGGTTTTTATGTTACTAAAGGCAATAATTATCATTCGCCAGCAAACAATACTATTTTAAAAGCTCAAGCCATTCAACATAATTTAGATACTATAAAACAAGAAATAATAATACCAGGAGATTTTGGTTTAAGCTCAGGCATGATAATTGATTTAAAGTTAGTAAAAAATGCTGACGTAACTTTAGAACAAATAGAACAAGAAGAATTTAGTGATAAAGTTTTATCAGGTAAGCATTTAGTTACTGGTATTCTACATCATTTTTCAAAAGAAGGCTATACACAAAATGTAATATTGAAAAAGGATTCTTTTTTGAAGGAGATATAATATGATAGGAAGAGATGCAGACCAATATAAAAACGGAAGCTTTACTTGGTTCATTGGTGAAGTAAGAGATATTGATGATAAAGAAAATTTAAATAGAGTAAAAGTTAGAGCTTTTGGTTTTTATGATGGTATACATACACCATTTTTACCTTGGGCAACTGTAATGATGCCAGTTACTTCAGCATCAAAAGAAGGTAATGGTAGTAATCATCATTTAGAAAAAGGTTCATGGGTTGTAGGATTTTTTAGAGATGGTCCATCAGCACAAGACCCAATTGTTATGGGTTCAATTGCTACACAAACAAAAGGTAAACAAGACATACCAACAGAATCATCAGTAGATAATAAAGTATATAAATCAAAAGCAGGTCATTTAATTGAAATCGATAATACATCTGATGATGAAACATTAAGTGTAACTCATGCAAAAGGTGCAAAAATAACTATAGATAAAGATAATAATTTATCAATTACAAATAGTGGTACAACAAACATTGAATCTGATGGTATTATAACCATTAAATCTTCTGTAAAAACTACTGTAATATAATGACTATTCCTGCTATATCATTGCCACAAATAGAATGTCCTGATGTTCTATTACCAACTCCAGCAAATTTAAGAAACTTATTTGGTGGTTTGGCTACTCATGCTTATCGATATGAAATAGATAGTTTAAAAGATGAGCTAGAGCGTATACGTTCTTTATTGGATATATATGACCCAAACTTTGAGAAGATAGAAATACCAGAATTAGAATGGGAAATCATGATAACACGTTTATCATCTGAATATCCTATGTATGTTCAACAAAAAATATTATCATTAATTAATGAAGTCTTTTCAATTAATTTTAATGTCACAATACTTGGTATTGAAATTGACATATTAGAGTTTTTAGCAAATCCAAATAGTGTTTTAGATAATATATCATTAGATGAAGTTGATAGTATATATGATTTAATACCAGACGAATATAAAGTATGGAATAAATTTGAAACAGCTGACTTTAAAAAAGAATCAATACGAAATTATATACGTTCTGAAGTAGCAAAGAAAATGAATCTATTAATGACTGGTGGATTTTCTGGTCTTATAGATTTGTTTGATGAAATATGGGACGGATTAGGATTACCATCATTTCCTGGATTACAAGAAATAGATTTAGAAGCATTAATCAGAGATAAAACAATAGAAGAATTAGAACAGGTTCAAATATTTGGATTTAGTTTATTAGATTTACTAGGTGGAGAATTTGATGATAATGTAGAAATACCAGAATTTCAAAAAGAAAGATTATTAAAGAGAGCAAGAGAGTTTGCAGAGGAATGGCAGACATATTTAATGAAGTTATGGATTAAAAAGGTAGAAGATTTTTTTAGTAAAATAGGATTAGGTTCAGTAATTGATTGGATTACATTTAGTTTTTGTGATTATTTAAAGCTTATAGGCTTTCCATCAACAATCGATTTACCAGAATCAGTACAAACACTCATTAATAATACACAAAGTGCACTTCCAAATACAGTTGTTGAGGAAGGAGCTAGTTAAATAGTATAAATACATATATGGCAGGATTATATACAGGCGGTAAACAAATCACAGGTAAATTAGAGCAAGCTCGTGTTGTCTCTAAGAAAAAGCCGTGGAGTGATTTAGATTTATCTTTAAAAATACATCCTATTCGAAAAGACATTATACCTTTAAAAGATGACGCTGCAATCAAAAATGCAGTAAAGAATTTATTAATAAGTAACTTTTACGAAAGACCTTTTCAAGATGATTTAGGTGCTAATCTAAGAGGATTACTATATGAACCTGCAGATGTTATTACTGAAATCGAATTAAGAGACAATATTAGAGAAGTATTAACTAAATATGAACCTAGAATATCAGTGACAAATATAGTCATAAGAGATAATTCTCAGGCTAATGAATATGGTATAACAGTAAATTTCAATATAAAAGAATATGATTCAGCTGATTCAGTTGAAATTGTATTAAGAAGGTTAAGATAAAATGGCAACAAATTTAAATGTAACAGAACTAGATTTTGCAGATATTAAAAATAATCTCAAAAACTTTTTAAAGCAACAGTCAGAATTTAGCGATTATGATTTTGATGGTTCAGGTTTAAATGTATTATTAGATGTATTAGCTTATAATACACATTATAATGCAATGAATGCTCACTATTCTTTGAATGAATCATTTTTAGATTCAGCACAAATAAGAGGAAACGTAGTCACAAGAG